GATAGTTAAATTTAAACATCGACATGATGCTAGAACTATAAAACCGGGAATCAAACTGAAATCTGACAATAAAGCTATCTTCTGTCAGAATTTTGCCAAATTATATAAGATAAATAGATTAGATTTAACAGATGAAGTTACAGTTAAAGAGGCATCACTATTTGGTACCTTACCAAATGGAAGTTATGGAGCTCAAATGGGCAATGATGACGTGATAATGACTTGTATAACTGCAACCGAATTCTTTAATACAACAGACTATGCAGATTTCGTAGAAGAGCTATTAGATTTTATAGATCCGGAGGTACATGATAAGATGGAAAGTATACTATTTAAAGATAATGACCAAGCTGGAGATTTACAATATGATATTTATGACCTATTGAAATAAATTTACGAAAGCATAGGGATATATAATAAAAGAATTAAAAAATAAAAACGAACAACTATGGCATTAAGTCCCAATTTATTACAGTTCAAAAGCTCAGGCGTATATCGTCTAGAGTTTGACAAGTCACAAACCGTAAACATCCCTGCGGAAACTATTAGACTAGTTGTAGGTAGATCTAAAAAAGGTCCTTACAATACTCCAGTTCTAATAGAAGATGTAGAGCAATTTATACAAGTATTCGGTGGAATTGACAAGTCGTTAGAAAAGAAAAATATGTTTTTCCACAGATCAGCATTAGAATGTTTATCTAGAGGTCCTATCCTAGCGTTAAACTTAACTACAGCAAGTGACCTAGATAAGGTTGCACTCTTCTCACCAGTTACAAATGCTGGTATTGAAGGTTTAGCGTCAGTACCAAATCTTAATGATTTAGGTGCACAGCAATTGCTAAAGAAGTATAGTGATGTATTTGATACAGACAAGTTCTGGGTACCAAATGATGAAAAATTACTAGATGCTGCGGATCAAGACACAAACCACGGAATCTCATTTGTAAATATCAAGCAAGATCCTATCTCAGTTATTATTAGACAAGCTGGAGATATAAGAGGTTTTGAAGTTACTGCAAGAGAATGGTATGGTGAAGCAAATATTCCAGAAGGTATTGATGCTGATGAGTACGTATCAGACTACATGGTAGATGTATTTGTATTCAAAGGTAAATTTGACTCTGGAGATTTAAACAACGATCCAACTTACGGAGAGTTCTTTACTTCTAAAGGTTTAATAAAAGAGCAATTAGCTAAATTCACTGGATTAAGAGAAGTGACATTATTAGCACAATACTCTGGTTCATTAATTCCAGAATTTATGGATAATGAAGGTAGATTATTATACATTGAAACTTTAATTAACATGGAAGCAAGAAGAACAGGTTTATTCTGTGCTATTCAAGAAGATGCACTTCCACAAATCGACCTAGTAGGTAACGGATTCAATGTATACCAAGATTACGAAGTTCTTTCTCACAGAGTAGAACAAGTTGTAACTCCAGCAGCTGCAGACTTTACTGCATTCGGTGGAAAAGTACAGGTTGATGGAAGTCAAATGATTATTTCTGGTGATGCTGGATTTACAGATGCTACTTTAGCTAACTTACCAAACCCAATTGTTGCCGGTAAATTTTTAGCAGCAGCAATCGCAGAGGAATATGTAAGAATTACAGATATATCAAATCATGGATCTATTGCAAATGCAGTAGTAATTACAGCAGATGGAGATATTAGCCAACAGATTGGTGTTTATGAAGAGTATTCAGATGCAACAACTGGTGCAAAATGGACGTCTGATGTTCAGTACAGAATTGACGATAACGGAAACTTAGTATTCGCAACAGCTCCAGATGATGGAGTTGGAGACTCATTATTAGGTGCTGGTAACGACGGTGCAGTATCTTTCTTAGAATCAGAAAATTCAGGTGAATATATTGGAATCGGTATTATTAACAGTACATACCAAGATACTGTCTTTGGTGGTGGTGCTTACTTAGTACCAGTAAACGGTGGAAACTTAGGATTCGCTTCAACACTGGTAACTAACGGAGGCGTACTTCCTGCAGGACAAGAATTCTTAGCAAAGAAATCAGCGGTAAGTGATTCATTCGCAGTAAACGATATTGAATTAAACGCTAGAGCAGTTGCATTTGAAAACGGATGGACGTTTGAAAATCAAGGTGCTGGACAATTCAAATTCTATAAAGATAACGTAGCAACAGATACATTTACAAAAGATGCTAACGGAGACGTAGTTATCAAAGTAGGTATGTATGTACCAGGTGATGATAATAAATTATCTAGAATTAAGAAGATTGTTAAATCAACTTCTGGTATAACTACTATTTATACATTTGAATCACACAGACCTGTAAGTTCTAATCCATTATATGCATTCAAGAGATTTGAAGATGCAGCAGGTGTTTACAAAATGTTCCCACTTGACGGAGCATCGCAAACAGAAAAGCAAATCGGTGGAGGAAATGGTTTACTATCAGCAATCAAGCCAGGTACTGGTTTAGGTAATGCATTAGTAGATAAAGACAATATCACATTCAGATATGTTATTGATACATTTGGTTCATTAGAAAATGGCGGTATCTTAAATAAGGAAGAATTATCATTCTTATGTAAAGAAAGACAAAATGCTTCTGCAATTCTTAACGCACCAATGGTGAAAGAATTAAAAGCATCAACTAACCCATCATTCTTAAATGAATTCACTGGCGCATTTGACGTAAATAATGTTGCAACTGGTGGTAACTTAAACTTAAACCCAAGTGCTTTATATACTTTACCTTCAATTAACGAAGGAGCAACGTATGCATTCTACTACGGTCCAGGTTTAAATGTTATTGAAAACGGTAGAACTAAGGTGATTCCACCAGCTGCTTATATTTCAAATAACTACATTGACAAATTCTCTGACGCTCTGCCATGGTCAATCATCGCAGGTCCAAGAAGAGGTGTTGTTGGTGGAACTGGAGTACAGTCATTAGAATTTGCGTTCGACAAGAATGATAGAGACGTACTTGAGCCATTCGGTTACAATCCAATTGTATTCGAAAGAGGTGTAGGTTTAACAATTAAAGGAAACAAGACTGCACAACAAGGAATTCAGTCAGCTCTTTCTTCAGCTCACGTAAGAGAGGTATTAATTTACATTGAAGATGGACTAGCAGAAATTCTTAAGAACTACCTATTTGAGTTCAACACTGCTCAAACTAGATTAGAAATTAAAACTTTAGCAGATGGCTTCATGGAGTCAGTTAAGAAAGACGGTGGTGTATTCGATTACAGAAACATCATGGACTCAACTAACAACACCAACGAAGTTATTGATAACAACATGGGTATCTTAGATACGTTCGTTGAACCAGTTAAAGGATTAGAGATTCTAGTATCGAGAGTAACTGTACTTAATACAGGTGAAATTGCATCAGGAAACTTTGCGTAAAAAACGAGAATATATAAACTAAATAAAGAAAATAAACGATATGGCTTTACCACATTATTCAGAAGACCAAACTAGCAAAAAGGGTAAGAACTTTGAACCAGTACAGGCTAACCTATTCGAGGTAACAATTTTACCACCGGATGGCGTGTCAGGACAGGCGTTATTCTTACAGCACATCAATTCAATCGGTGGTTTGGAAACACTTCATAGAGAGGTAGCAGCTATCGAGCAAAAGTATAAGTTCTCAACAAGATCTTACGCTGGAATGCCTGATGGAACTGCTGTTGACGTAACTGTTAACTTCTCATTAAACTTAAACGATTCAAACCAGGCTTATATTTACAAGTCTATGAGAGAATGGTACAGAAAACAATACAATCCTGAGACTGGAGAATTAGGTCTTAAAAGAGATTATGTTGGTACAATTGTTATCGTACAGTTTAACAGAGAGGGAGATATTTACAGAAAAGTAACTCTTGATGATTGTTTCATTACTTCCGGCCTTGGATTTACAGGTGAACTAAACTATGAAACTGCAGATGCAGCTACATTAGAAGTTACTTGGAGAGCAGATGTTTGGAATGAGGAACTCAATTAATAATTGAATTAAATTAACAAAAAAGAAGGTGTTTATACGCCTTCTTTTTTTAACCAAAGAAAATATAATATAATATTCAGCTAATAACAGATTATGAATGACAAACTAACAAAAAAACTTCAGGTACTTTTAACTGAAAACGAAGTTCGAGAAGTCAATCGTGTCATTTTAAACGATGCGCTTGAACAAGAAGAACGCCCCATTTCTGTTAGTGCTTTTATTAGAAACTTAATACAGGACGAATTATCTAAAAGAAGCGTAGAACAGAAATCAATAATTAAACAAACACTTAAAAACCTAAAAGACAAATAATATGAGTGATGAATTAAACAAAATGGATAAAGAGCGAGAAGCGGCAGCTGCCAGAGCTCTTGAGGCAAAAGACAATGCTAATACCAAAGATACATCTGATAGTACAGATAAAGCTGATGCTATGACAGCAGCAGTAGATAAATCTGGCTTAGGTAGAGTTAATATGGACAATTTTGGTCCAGAAATAGCTAGACCAACAGATGAAGTATTAGGATGGCATGTTTTAGACTTAGAAGAGTTACCTTCACAAGGTAAATTCTATCCAGCAGATACAGTTATTAAAATTAGATCCGCTAAAGCTGCAGAGATTAGACATTTTTCCACTATGGATGAGAACAACTACATCGATATGGAAGATAAATTAAACTCTATCGTAGAATCTTGCGCACAAATGATGGCAGGTAAGTCTACAATGTCTTACAAAGATATACTTGAAGAAGATAGAATTATTCTATTACTTTCTATTAGAGATCTTACATTCCCAGAACCAGAGAATAAGTTAATGCTTAAAGGTAAAACTGAGAAGACTAAGAAGGCTGTTGATATTGAATTATCAGTAAGAAATTTAGTAGCTTCAATTATTGACGAAGAAATTGAAAGATATTACTCTGACAAAGAGAGAACTTATGTAATTAAAACTAGATCCGCTGGAACTATAAGAATGAAACCACCAACAATTGGTGTTATGCAAGAAGTAACTGCATATCTTAAAGATAGACAGGAAAAAGATCAAGATTTTGATAGAGCATTCCTTCAAGTATTGCCTTATATGCAAGCTGACTGGAGAGGCCTTAACCTAAATAAGATTTTCCAAATGGAAATGGAATATAAAGGTTGGGATGAGAAAAAGTTTATGCTAGTTTACAGATTAGCTGAAAGAATGAAAATCGGTGTACAAACCGAACTAGAAACTACCTTCGATGGAGAGACGGCAAAAGCCCCTCTTGACTTCCCAGGTGGCATCAAGAGTCTTTTCATTATTTCAGATCTCGCTGGAGAATTACTTTAAGACTAAGTTCTACCTGGGTATTCATCTTAGGATGCAGCCGTCAGAGATCGAAAATATGTACTACTACGAGTATTACTATTATGTAAAGAATCTGTCGGAATACATCAAAGCTAAGAATAAACAGCAATCGGAGTCACAAGAACAGCAGGATAAATCAATGGGATCGTACAGATCTCAAATGAATAGTCCTAAGATGCCAAAGACTCCATCTCTTAAAACTCCATCTATTAAGATGCCGAGATTGTAGAGATATATAATATAGTTGCAAGAGCACCACGTAAGTGGTGTTCTTGTATACTACAAAAAATTCTACTTAGGTAATAATTTAATGGCTAAAACATTCATGCAAAGTTTGGGTAGTGCCTTCGATAAATTAGGAGGTCAAGGTACTCAGCTAAAACTAATTGAGGAACACACTAGAGAGACTAAAGAATCTGTCGCTATTGGAGGTGATTTATATACTCGTATAGATGAGTTAACCACTGCCATTGAAGATATTCAATCAGGTAAATCTAAAAGCGGCCTTAAAGATATACAACAGGCAATGGCGCTTGCTATTGTGGCACCTACTATGAAACCCATTGGTATGGGACTAAAATTTGTAGTAGAAGCTATTAATAACCTGGAAGGTTCAGGTAAAGAAATTAACGAGAAAACAGAAGCCCTATTAGGAGGTCTAACTAAGTTAGGCGAAATAGGTTCTTCTATTCTTAAATTTGCTGGATATATGCTTCTAGCAACCCCACTTTTATTACTATTAGCAGTAGTATCACCAATTATAGGGGTTGGATTATTCTTACTAATTAGTGCTATAATGTTTGCTACTAAAGATCTAGGGGATAAAAAGAAACTTAAGAATATAGAAAGACTACAAGGTGTGGGTCTGGCTATTTTAGCACTGGGCGTCGCATTAGCACTATTCTATGTGATATGGCCGTATGCCTTAAAAGGTTTATTAGCAGCATCCATAGCGATTCTAGGAATTTCTTATATCATAGGTTTAATTCCAGACAAAGCACTAGAGAACTTGAAAAAGATGAGTGATACTCTCTTACAGTTTGCACTAGGTCTTGGATTAATGGCATTAGCATTTGCACTTATAGGAGTAATGATCGTGCCAATCTTGAAAGGAGCTTTAATAGCGATGGTTATGATCGCCGCAATTGCCGGAGCATTTTATCTAATGGAACGCCTTAAAGTAACAGATAAAATAGAAGACGGTGCTAAAGGTTTACTCTTTGCTGCTGGAGCTATTTTAGGTTTAGCAATTGCATTGGCTCTATTCAATGTAATCGCACCACCCTTAATGACATTATTTTCAATTGCTCTAGTAGTAGGTGCGGTAGGACTTACCTTTGGAATAATGGGTAGAATGTTTGCAAAAGATATTCAAAAGGGCGCAATAGCCTTAGGATTCGCTGGACTAGCAATTATAGTTCTAGCGTTGTCACTTAAAGTATTGGCAATGGTGACTGGTAGTATTACTGGTGAAGAGGCAGTTAAATCACTCGGAGGTTTAATCCTAATTGGTTTAATTGGTGCAGCATTCTACTTAGCAGGTACTCAAGCTTTACTTATAGCACAGGGTGCAGGAGCAATGATTCTAGTTGGTTTTGCAGTTATTATGTTGGCAGCTGGTATCGCAATCATAGGCGCAGCGATAGGCGATAAAGGTATGAAATTTGTTGGTATAACATTAGCCATTATCGGCGGTCTAGGTGTAGCCTTTGGTGTTGCTGGTTTAGCAGCTCCATTTATTGCGGCCGGTGCTGGCGCATTAATTCTTGCAGGTGGCGCATTAATACTAATTGGCCTAGGACTACAAGCATTTGACAAAGTTAACTTTGGTAGTGGTGGAGCATTAGGTGATTCTGGACAGAAAACACAACCAGGTAAACTAGCTAGAATGCTAGGTTTTAAGCCTAGGGCTAAAACTAATTTAGAAGTAGCACTAGAGGCTGTAGGTGATTCTTTCATGTTAAATCCTTTTAAAATAGCAGCAATGTATGTTGGTGCACCTGCACTAATGTTAGCAGGTATGTCCTTAATTAGTATCGCGACGGGTATTAGATCTTTTCAAAAAATTGCTGAGAAAGCAGACCTTAAGTCGCTTGGAACAAATATACAATCAATTGTCGCAGGATTATCTGAAACTTTTGCTGAAGTTGGTTCAACTATGGGAGGGCCTTTATGGTTCTTTAGCGATGTATATAAAGGTATTCAGTCCACTCGTGGTATGGGTACATCACTAACAGGTATTGCTAAGGGTGTCCAGGCGATGGCAATGCTTAAATTCCCAACAGGATTTGATAAAGAAGGTAATGCAACTGGATATGAGACTATAGATTTAACAAGCGCAGTACCAAACTTAATTGCCAATACTAAATTATTAGTATCAGGTTTAAGTCAAGTATTTGAAGAAGTAGGAAAATCAGAAGCTGCTCAAGGTAGCTCATGGTTTAGTTCATCAACGTACGAGAAGGGTATTAAAGTTGTTCAGAAAATGGGTACGCCATTATACAACTTAGCAAATGGAGTACAGAATATGGCGAACTTAAAGTTCCCTACTGGTTATGATAAAGAAGGTAATGCAACTGGATATAAAGGTATTGGAGGCGGTGGTCTTAAGACCTTAATAGCTAAAATAGGCGAGAATACTAAAGCCCTAGTGATAGGATTAGCTGGAGTATTTGAAGAGGTTGGTAAATCAGACTCTGCAAAGACTTCATGGTTTAGTAAGAATGATTTTGAAAGAGGTGCATCATTAATTATGGAGCTTGCTGAACCATATAAAAGTTTAGCAGGTACTGTAGATAATGTAGTTAAAATTACCGGTAAAATTAAAGACGCTAATGATGTTAAAAGTAAAGTTACATCAATAATAGAATCTGTTACTGATGCAGGTGGAGAAGATGCAGGTTTAATTTATGCTAAAAGTCACCTTATCGGTGTAATAGGTAATACTTATCAAAAATTAGGTTCAGCTATTCCAAAAATTGTAGAATCAATCGCTAAGTTTACTGTAGATAAAGCAAGAGCATTTGCATCTATTTTCGGTGGAGAATCTCCAGCTGAATTGTTTGAATCTAAAACTAAATTCTTACAAGGATTAACTCTATCATATTTAAGAATGGCAATAGCTATTCCAATGATTGTAGGTTCTATCAATACAGCATCAGCAGAACAATTAGATTCATTTACTGCAATCTATGGTGGTAAAATGCCAATTGAAACAGAAGCTGTTAAAAGTAGAGGTGATCTATTTACAGCAATAGGTAATGCATACGAAAAAATGGGTAGAGGTACTCAGCAAATTACATCTTCAGTTAATGGAGTTAATTTAGAGAATCTAATTTGTTTCAAAGGTATGTTTATGGGTAAAGTAAGTTTCCTAAGACCGATTGCAGGCTACAATGCACAAACAGAACTTTGGAATGCTATTGGAACTAATATGACTGCAACTGCAACTGCATTCCCACAAATTGCTGGAGCAGTTAACTCAATGGAACTAGAAAAACTTACCGAGGCTCGCTCAATGTTTGAAGCATTAGCAGTATTAGCCGAAGGAGGAGAAAGTCCAGAAGATATTCTAGAAGCAATGGGTGAATCTTTAGAAACTGCCCTTAATAACTTAGCAGATATGCTAGAAGAATTTAGAACAACTGTTTCAGAAGGTAACGAAGCTCAGCAAGGTCTAATAGGACAAATTGCTGCAGTACCTGGACAGATTGTTGGTGGATTAGTTGACGGTGTTACTGGTAGAGGAAGAGGTGGTAATTCTGATGATGTTGTTAGAGCAGTTCAGCAACTACAATCTACTCTTACTTCTTCAGGTATTAAAGTTAAGTCTAGTAAAAGCAATCAATTTCGATAATAGTAAAATAAATACTACATGACGTATATTTGTGCACAACCATCAACATTTTATTATGCATGGCAAGTAGACACAATGTTATTATCTTTTAAGAGAGTTGGGATTAATCTTAATTCAGTACATATTGTATCAGTAACTCACAGTGGAATAGATCCTCATTTTAAAAAGATAGAACATAAATGGTCTAAGCTTGGTGTAATATTTACATATTATGAAGATACAAGAGGTGGTTTTCAATATATTTCATCTGTTAGACCACATATTCTAGAAAAACACTGGAGGGCATTTCCCCATTTAGAAAATCAAAACATATTATACCATGATTGTGATATAGCACTAACAAGATCTATTGATAATTTAGAAAGTATGTTAAACGATGATATTGTACACTTATCAGATACAATATCTTATATAGGTGCTAAATATATTGAATCTAAAGGCCATGGTATCTTTGAGCAAATGTGTGGGATTGTAGGTATTGATAAAGATCTAGTTAGATCTAGAGAGGCAGATTCAGGCGGAGCTCAATATATTCTAAAACCAGGTATAACTGCAGAATTTTGGGCTAAAGTCTATAAAGATTCAGAACAACTATTTAAACAAATTACTGATAAAAACAGTACGTTAAGAAGCAGTGACTATCATGAACTTCAAATATGGTGTGCTGATATGTGGGCAGTGCTTTGGAATTTATGGCTAGAAGGATATGAAACTAAAGTTGTACCAGAGTTAGATTTTTCATGGGGTACTAGCACACATGATTTATGGAGTAAACATGCAATCTATCATAATGCTGGTGTAACTTCAGAACAATCAGGGCAACCATTCTACAAACCATTATATATGGATGGCAATAGTCCAATTAATGCACCTAGGCCTAGTAATAAGTGGGCTTCACAGAGATATTATGACCTAATAGTTCAATCTTGGAATGAAACTATGGAATCTTAACCAGTATAACTATAAAAATAACTTATGGTAATTAGCATCACATCCAGGTATAAAAGTTCAACTATTGATTGGGCAACATACAATATTGCAGATAGAACACTAACTATTAATTTTAAATGGGCAACTTATGTCTATGAAGCAGTAGATCTAGACACATGGAATAAATTTAATATGGCAGACTCTCAGGGTAAAGCGTTAAATGAATTTATTAAAGGTGAATTTGAATATGCTAAGTATGAAGAAAAGATTATCAAAGCTGAACCTAGCGGATTAGTTAAAAACATTACAGCTCCTGGTAGTCTATTAGATGAATTACCACCTACTGACTATCAATTAGATAATTAATATGATAAAAAGAATTTTAAAAAGAATTAAGAAATGGCATGCCTATTGGGTATGGATTGAAGAGCAAAGGATGAAAGCTGCAGAATATACAGGCAGTGCAGGTCCTCTTTTATGATTGTTTCCTGGTCGACAACAATAACAAATAAAAACTAAAATTATGGAACAATTATTATTTTTTGGTTTAGGTGTTACATCGGTTTTTGCAGTAGCAGGGGTCGTTGCGATGTTTAGGTCACAACAGAAAATTGCAGATATGCAATCACAAATCGATAGTTTAGAACGATCGGTTTGGGACACAAACGATTCAGTTCAAAAAGAATTGGATGAATTAGATAGACAATTAGATTCTAGGTTAGATAAACTAGAAGCTAGATTTGATAGCAGGTTTACAGACCATGCATCCTTTGTAGATGGAATCCTTGAATCCGTCGATAAAGTAAAACAAAAACTCAAGGAAAGAACGGTATAATAATATACAAGACCAGGGAATAATTATGACTGAATACCAACAATCAATAGAGAACTCATTTAAAATTTTAACAGGCCAAGCAACTATAGAAACTATTTGTGTTGCACTAACTCTTCACTTCCAGGGTGAAGATGCCCCAGATGCATTTCCAATCTTTTTTATAGAACCAGGAACAACTCCAGATTCAGATCAAATTGATAGCATGATTGACCATTTTGAATTCTACGAAGAATATGAAAAATGTATATGGTTATTAGACTATAAAAAGAAACTTTAGATAAATGGAAAGTATAAACTATAAATATACTCAAATGACAAAGGCAAGTATCGTACAGAGATTATTAGATAAAAAGCAAATTACTGCAGAAGAAGCTGTAGTACTACTTAAAGATGATACGTACAATCCACCATCTTATCCAATGTATACTCCTAACCCATACTACGACACTCCAAATACAACACCACCTCCTGTTTGGTGTTCCACTGATACAGAAAACTAAATTTCAAATAAATTTTCTAATGAATAAGTCGAGCAAGCCCTTTGAGGCCCAAGACGACGACACCGACCGTCGTAAGAAGTTGCAATTTAAAAAGAAAAAGCAACGTCAAAAAGAACGAAGTATTAACTACAAAAATGTTAGGTCACTAACAGATCTAGATCCTTATGATGACGAATATAATTTCTGAGAAACCACTAATAATAAATTACTCTAATTTAGATGAACTGGCATTTATGCACTTACACGTCAATGACATTTTAAGGGACTCTGATGATGTCTCTAAAGGAGTTTACGGATTATGCAGGGCAGGCGCGTTTGGCCGCCTGGTACACATCCTAACAAGAGCTGGAGCCCCAGAACCTACAATTGTCAATGTTATCAACGATCCAGAAGCAGAATTGACCTATGAGCTCGAATAAAGAACATCCAGTATTCATTTTTTGGGAAGATAGTTGGAATACAGAAAAGGTTGAAACACCGGATAAAGACTCTATATAATAACTAAATCACATTATTATGCCAGAGTTAGCGGAACTCAAATTCACATCAGACTACGTCAATCAAGTATCAGAAGGTATGATTTATGTTGGAGTTAAAAAGAATCCAATTCATAAATGCGAAGATATTGGCCACGAATACTTTGATAATCAAGAATTTACTATTACCTCAGAATCTAGAGGTAAAGAAATGATTTTAACCATGTCACGCGATGGTGTTAGTCTACCTATTCAATTTACAATGGGTATGACAGGTCATTTTAAAGTTGCAAACACTGGCCAAGAGCCAAAACATACACATGTATTCTTTTATAGATCAGATGGTACTACACTTTGTTTTGTAGATGTTAGACGTTTTGGTAAATGGAAAGTAGCAGTAGACTGGAATGCTAAGAGAGGACCAGATCCAACGACAGAATATGATGAATTCTGGAAAAATGTCATGACTAATCTGACTAAACTTAAGAAACCACTCTTTGAAATGTTAATGGATCAAAAATACTTTAACGGTATTGGTAATTATCTAAGAGCAGAAATAGTTTTCAGAGCAGGTGATGTAGATCCATTTCTTCCAGCAGGCATGCAATTCGCAAAATACCCAAAACTATTAGACCTATGTAGAGATATTCCACTTCTAGCCTACGCAAAAGGTGGTGGTGCAATTAAAGACTGGGATAATCCATTTGGTGATGGTGCAATTACTGAGAAGTTTATGCTTTGTTATGGTAATAAGACTATGTCAAAGAGAAAAGATAGAAACGGCAGAACATTCTGGTACGATCCAAAGTGGGATGATGTACCAGCAAGTAGAGACGATTTAGGAGACTATTTATATGAGCGCGGCGGACTGGCTAGATAGAAATGAGTGGCCGGATATACCGGTAGACTCAACTGCTTTCTCACATTATACAATGTTGAGTAAGATAATGGAACAATATGCAAGGGAATACCATGCAAAGAAATTAGGACAAGCTAAAAAACAAGAAGAAACAAAATTCAATG